TTACCCATCTGCGGGCTCATTGATGTAGGGCGACCATCCCACTGGCTTCAGCCAGCGGTAAAGGTGCCAGAGTGCTGTGATCTTCGCGGCGTTCGCCTCGATCGACGCGTCGAGGCTTGTCTCGGCCTTGCATGCGGTGGCCCACGCGCTGCGCGCCATGATGATCCGTTCTGGCCTGGTCCAATACCAGGGCTGGCGCTTCAGGCAGATGGCATCGCCTGCCTCGCGCCCGGCCATCTGCTCGATGTTCGACCAGATGATATCGTCCTGCTGGGCGCGGTCGGATAGCGCCTGCCCTGCCGCCTTGAACGCGGCCTTGCGGCGCGCCCGTTCGTCTCGTGCGAACTGGTGCAGCTGGGCGGGTGTTGCTTCAGGCACGGGGCATCCCGCCATGCTGGACACCGTCAAGGTAGCGCCCGGCGAAAGATTTGGTGGTGAGGAGGGCGTGACCGCTGCCGTTGGTCCAGCGCGTGCCCGCGCCGTTTAGCTGGCCGCAGGGCAAATAAGCTCCCCATTGCTTGAAGAAGAACGGAACGGCGGATTCGGTGCACTGATCGCGCAGCGCGCGGGCCCAATCCGCCCGCATCGGGCGTGCGCCCTTCCCGCTTTCCCCGCCGACGACGACCCAATCGATACCGCCGATGAGCCCAGTATAGTCGCAGCTGCGGCAGCATTCGTATGCGCCGGTAGAGGGGTCCATGCTCAAGCCGTCGCGGGCATTCGGACAAATCAGCCACTCGGCTAGATCCACCGGGCCCAGCAGCGGCTCACAGGACAGCCAGCGGACGGCGGCAGGGCTGGCGAGCAGATCCGGAATGCGTTCATCAGCGCGGGCCTGATCTTCAACCGACACTCCAAGCCAGACATTGGGGAGAAAATTCCCGAACCAGAGATTGAAGTCGGCGGTGAACTCGTTCCCGCTGCCGATCGCGGCTCGCGGCCAAGCGTTCACAATGTCGCTAACGCGGCGCGCCCACGATGGGTCTGACAGATGGGTGCGCATCCGATCGGCGCGCTTCGTTAGCACCTGATGGATGTGCTGCGGCGTCATCGCCATCACTGCGAAGCAGCGGTCGATCCATTCTTTGGGCACGGACGGGTGAAACATGTCACCATGCGCGTTCCAGAAGATCTGACGCGGCTTTGTCCAGCGGAGCGGCTGCAGCAGTTGGTCTTCGTTGAGGCGCACCTCGCCATTCCAGACCGGGCCAGCCTTGCTGTCGATCGTCAGCCCGACGCGGGAGGGATGATGCTTCAGGCGCGTTCCGGCGAGGCGCATGGCATAGCAGTTGGTGCAACCGGGCGAGATGACGCTGCAGCCATTGATGGCGTTCACGGTGGCGTCGGTCCACTCGATCTTGGTGCCGTCAGCCATTGGCGCCGCCAGCACCTGACGACTGCACTGCCGTCGCCGATACCTTCGCCGCATCGGCGATAATCGCGTCGAGCTCCTTCAGACCGGCATAGCCATTGTGGCAGTTGACGGGAAAATCCTTGTCCCACTTGATCAGGCGGAGCGCGATCGCGAGCAGTTCGGGCGCGGCGTCGGCAAGGGCCTTCTTCTGGGCGAACTCGGCCGCGTCTTCCGGCGTGTCGCAGCACTCGGGCATGATCGCCCAGGCTCGCTCGAAACGGGCGTCGGTCAAGTCGAAGACGGGGCGCTGTGCGTTTGCCATCATCGCGTCTGCCCAACAGGCGGTGAAGCCGTGGTCGAAAAAGAACTGCGCTAGTGCGCGGTTGTCGGCTTCGCTCATATCCAGGTCTCCACGATCACGCGGTCGTCTCTCGGATCAGGCGGCAGACGGGTGAGGAAGGGCGGCAGCTTTGCGCGCACTTCGTCCAGGGTGCCGGCGACATGGCAGCGGGGCGTGGGCGCGTTGATGTTCTGGCCAATATGCCATTCGCGGGCGACGAACTGGCCGGGATAGTCGCTGGGGTTTTCGGTGATGACCCAAAGGGACAGCACGCCCGGCGTCGGCTCCTCGGGAAGATATTCGATCTTCCAGGTGGGGTGATAGGGCATCGCATGCTGCTGGCCGTCGAGGCGGATCATCAGGTGCGCGCCTTCTGCGCCGTCGATCGTGCCATCCATTGGGTGACGGCCTCCGGTATAGCGCACGCGGCCGCCCGGGTGGGCAGGCACGCCATAGTAGCTGCGGATATAGTCAATGCTCATCGGCTGGCCCTCCGGCTGATGATCGGCCGGTCGCGGGGGATCGGCTCGAAAAGAAGGGCCGCTGCCATCTTGTGGCGGTAGGCGGCGAACATGCTGACGATCGTCCAGCCAGCGAGCAGGAAGCTGCAGGCGAAGATGACCGCGGCGATCTGGCTGAAGGCGCTCACTGGACGGCTCCACGCGCATAGCGGGCCGACGTGCCGTAGCTTTCCTTGACGTAGCCCACCTTGCGCCAGCCCAGGCGGCGCAGGAGCATCGCAATCTGGAAGTTGTCGCGCGGTGCAGGGATGCGGCCTTCGCGGCTGGCCTCGGCCAGCTGGCGGCGCAGGTCTGACATAGTGACTTCATTGGCATCGCGCAGCTGGCGGGCGATGAAGAGGCCGATCCGAGCCGCCGCCTCGCTCATGTCGGTGAGCGCGATCATCGCGTTTTCGTCGGCGATCTTGGGATCGACCAATTCGTTGATGTCAGCCCGGCGGGTGAGACTCGCGGCGACGCCTTCGCGAGCGATGTGCGCCGTGCCGTCGGCCGCATGGCTCAGGACGCGCCAGCGCAGGCCGAGAAACAGCGCGATGCTGCCGGGATAGGGAAATTGGTTTTCAGTTTGAAGCACATGAGCCTCCCGTGTTGGAGATTGGCTCAATTAGCTATCTTGGCTAAATCATGTCAACGGCAAATTTAGCCGGTCTAGCTAATCCGGCTCAAGCCCGTTGACTCTTTGGCAATGTTTGTTCGATTTATGTTCTCACCAGCAGAAAGGAGTCGTGGGTGGGTTATTCTGGTAAGGTGCAGCGGTCGATCGATGCGGCTGCGGGTAAGAGCAAGCCAATCGGCTATGTCTTCATGGTAGATACGCAGGTGAAGGGGCCGCTGCGCCAAACGCGCGCGGAAGCCGTGCAAGACGCAGTCGAGGCGCGTGAGGCGCACGTCGATGTGCAATATGGGCGGGTGTTCTTGGAGCCTCTGACCTGGATTGCTCCGATCTGGCCTTAGAGGTCGGCGTTATATCCGATAACCCGTCCAATGACGGTCAAGGGCTCTTCACCCAGCAGCATTTCCTTATGCTCGGGGTTTGACGAGCAAGGGGCCAGCCTGGGCGGGCTATCGAGATACTGTTTGAACGTCATCTCCCCGCCCGGTCGCATCATTGCATAGTAGCTGCTCGCGACCAGAGCCTTGTCGTCCGGATCGCAGAAGATGATGCCGCCATGAGGTATCAGCTTGTCCATGCTGTCACCGTCGGGCTCGAGGGCGAAGGTGTTCGGTCCACCCTTGGTCGTCGGTATGAGGTCCAACGGATCTTCCATTGCCGCGCGCCAATTGCCCGCCGCGATCTTCCCCAGTAACGGCACCCTTCGCACAGGGCGGCGAGGAACAGTCGCGCCAACTAGTTCGTCCGGCTCGACGCCCAGCGCTTCCGCGATCGCGGCCCGCCAATCGCCGTCAAGCTTTCGCTTGCCAGTTTCGATCTTTTGAATTGTGGCCAGGTCCGTCGGTTTGCCTGTGCGAGGGTTCATCGTCAGCGCCCCCAACTGCTCCAGCGTGAGGCCCCTGCGCTTTCGAATTTCGCGTATCAAATTCTGGTTTTCCGCCATTCCTACGGAATAGCCGACCCGGCTAAATTCGTCTTGGCTGGATATAGCTAATTTGACTTGACGCGAATTAGCCAATGTAGCTAAAGCGAGAGCATGACGCTGCAAGATTACCTCTCTCGTGAAGGACTTACCTTTACCGCCTTCGCCGCTTTGATCGGGACGAAATACCCGCGCACGGTCGAGCGATATGCCAAGGGACAGCAAATTCCCGATCGCACGATGATGCTGCGCATCGTCGAAAAGACGAGCAGCGAGGTAATGCCCAACGACTTTTACGGGGTCGGTCATGTCGCCCCCGATACGAGCCGCAGCGTGCGACCGTCACCGGGAAATGCCAAGGATTTTTCCCCCAAAGATGAGGAGGCGGCCTGATGGCTATTGCTGTGTGCCAAGGGGCTGCTCGTCAATCGCGTCTGCCGCTCTCGATAGCGCCTGGGCAAGTTCGCGAAGTTGCGGCCCACCAATTGCCAATTGAAGAGCTTCGGTCTTTCCTGCGTTCAGTTGGGCTTCTGACGTCACATAAGGAAGGCGCACAATCGCCATCATCGGCGCCGTTTGGATTGCCCAGCCAATCAGCGGGTAGCATTGAATGTTGCCGTCAGCAGTCTTGGCCCATTCTTCAGTCATCTGATTTGCCTCTTCGTGTTCGATTCGGGAACGACACGATAGCCGAAGCCGGGGGCGCTGCCAGCGCCTCCGGGGGAGGTCGCGCTTAGACCATGCCACGGGGGGATATTGCCACGGGAGAGAAGGCGCTTGCGCTGGCGACCAAACGCGCCATCGAAGCGGCTGGCGGGCTGGAACGCTGCGCCGACGAAACTTCCATCAAAAAGAGCCAGTTGTCGCGGTGCAGTTCCGTCAATGAGCCCGACAGCATCACGATCCGGGACGCCATCACCATCGATCTTCTGGGAACGCGCGTTGAGGGGCAGCCCTTCATCCTGCGCGCCTACTGCCGCCAGCTGGGCGGCGTGTTCGTGCCGATGCCGGAGCCGCAGGACGATGCCAATGGCCTGACGCTGTCGGTGGTCGAACTGGCGGGCGAGCTCGGCGGTCTGTCAGACAGCATCCGGGAAGCGATCAGCGGCCAGGGCGAGGCTGGCGAGGCGGTTTCGCCGCGTGAGCGGGACGCCATACGTGCCGACATTCAGACGATGCAGGAAACGCTGGCCGCGCTGGATCAGCGCATGCTGGCCATGGACGGGGGACGCTGAGGATGGCCACGAACGCACGCGATCTGCGCTTCTCGATCGGGCCGCTCTGCCTCTCCACTTCCGTTCGGGAACTGGAGGAATGGGTAGCGGGTGCGCCGGAAGGCGCGGATTTCGTCTATGCGCGCGGCGCGGTCCTGGACCAGCGCCGCGATGTCGTTGTGCGGGCGCGGGAGCTTGCGCAGGAGGGCGAGGTTCGCACGCACCAGCGCAAGGTGAACGGCGAATGGGAATATTTCGTCGTCCGCCGCTATCCCGAACGGCACGGCAAGGCGGTCACCCGGCCCCTGCATGTGGTCGCGGAAACACCGGCTGGCCGGGTGCTGGCGATCATGGAGCGCTGCCTGAAGCTTGGCCTTCCGGCGCGGACCAATGCCGAGATCGCACGGGAAATGGGCCTGAAGAACGCAGAGGCCGCCCGTTACCTCTTCAACCAGCTGGTCGAGCAGAAGCTGCTGACCGTCACGAACTTCGGCACGCGCGAGCGGCGCGTCGTCACCTTCGTCGCCACCGGCAAATCGACAGTGCGGGGCGCGCTATGAGCGATCTGATCTCCTGCATGGGCTGCGCCGACATGCAGCAGGGCGTGCCGGAAGCGGCCCTGCCTGACGGCTGGGACGCCATGCGCATCCCCGGCTTTGAGCCCGCCTACTTCTGCGGCGGGTGCGTCGATGGCGGCATGATGGAGCAGTATCGGGCGAAACAGGGGCTTCCCCGGCGTGCGCGGTGGCGGTTCCCGAACGGCATCATGGCCCTCTATCGCCCGGCGGCGAAGCAAGTCCTGCTGGCGACGGCGGATGGCATGGCCGAGATCAGCGAGCGGGAAGCGGAGCAGCTGGTGGCGGCGATCGCTGCAGCGCTGGCGGTGCGCGGCCTTGCCGAGCGGCTGACGGTGGAGGCGCTCCGGTGACCTTCGTCGACATGACCATCACCCGCCGCCATTTCGAGGCGCGCTACAATCAGGTGGGCCGCTGCATGCTGGCCGACCTGGCGCAGATCTTCGGCATCGAATTCGAGACGGCCGAGCATTGGGCCGACGAGATCGACCGCGAAACCAATGAGCAGATTGCCGCCGCTTGCCGGCCCCTTTCGGGCGGCGGTTCGACTGCGGGGGCCGGTGCGACTGCACATCGCCTGGCCTCCGCCTCTTCCCCCTCCGCAAATCCATAAGCCGCAACCGGCAAGCCCAAGAGAGAAGGACGTTTCATGGCCAGATCGAAGAAAGCGACGGCGCAGGCAGCGCCTGAAGAGACGACAGCACCGGAGGGCCTTCGGGTCGCACCCATGGCCATTCAGCCGGTGCCGCTCGGCCGTCTAGTCCGCGCGCCGGAGAATGTCCGCCATACGGACAAGGCGGCCGATGTGGAGGGCCTGGCCGACGATATCGCCGCGCACGGGCTGCTCCAGTCGCTGATCGGCTATGCCGGCGACACCGATATCGACGCGGCGGCGGTCTACATCATCGGCGGCGGCCGACGCCTGCAGGCGCTGCAGATGCTGCGCGCGCGCGGGTCGATCGACGATGCCTATGAAGTGTCGGTTCTGATCCGCGACCAGGCCGAGGCGATCGAACTGTCGCTGTCGGAAAATCTGGCGCGGCGGGACATGAATCCGGCGGATGAGTTCGCCGCGTTCCAGGAGCTGATGCGGCCCGGCACGATGTCGCCGGCAGATATCGCCAAGCGGTTCGGCTTTTCGGAGCGCTATGTGAAGCAGCGGCTGCGGCTGGCCTCGCTGGCGCCGGAGATCCTGGACGCCATGCGGCGCGGCAGGCTGACGATGGATGCGGCGATGGCTTATGCGGGAACGCAGGACCAGAGGCTGCAGGTCAAGATTTTCGCGGCCGAGGACAAGAAAGGCAGCTGGGGCCACGGTGTCCAGAGCATCCGCTCGGGCATCACCAACGCTCAGATGACCAACGGCGACGCGCTGTTCAAGTTCGTCGGCAAGGCCGATTATGAAAAGAAGGGCGGTCGGTATGAGGATGATCTGTTTGGAGATGCGGAGAGCTATTCGGGCCGCAAGCTGATCGACCCAGACATCGTCATGGGGATCGCGACCGATCGCGCCAATTTCCAGATTGTCCGTGTCCAGGCCGATGCGAAGAAGGCTCACCCGACGACCAGTGATGTCATCCTTGCGCCCGGGCTTCGGCTCGGCAAATTGCCCAAGGCTCCGAAGGGCTATGAGATCGTCGAGCGGCCCTACTGGCGGCACGATCTGCCCAGCTATGGCAAGATGCGCGAAAAGGCCTGCAACTTGGGGATCGATATCGTCGGTTTCGCCGGTGTCGATCATCTGGGCGCGCTGGTACTTGCCGAGCAGTTCTTCATCCCTGGCGCGCGCATGTCGGACCTGATCCCGCCGCAACGGGAGGCCCCGCGCAAGACGGAAGCGGAATGGGCCGCTGAGAGGCGCGCTGCATCAATCCGGTCCGTCGCCGCCTGGCTGGTCGCGCGCGATCATCACAAGGATCGCACCGAAGGGCGGCTTTGGTGGAAATCGCAGCAGCCGCATCTGGGCTCGCTGATGAAGCAGAAAGGCCTGGGGGACTGCTACAGCGTCGATGTGTCGATCCTGGTCACGCCGGAGGAGATCGAGGCCCGGCTGGAGGATGCAGAGAAAGAGTATCTGCTCCAGGAAGCTGAGAAGGCTGCCCTCCGTGAGGCGGAAGAGCGGGCGAAGGCAGAGGCTGCAGAGGCACTGGAGGCGCGGCGCGTGGAAGTGCTGGCGATGGATCCGCAGCCCGTCGTGATCCAGGTCGATGGCATCGCGCACTTCCGGTGGGCCGACGGCGCGTATGGCGACGAGCAGGAGGATACGCCGGAGGCGGAGGAATGCTCGCTCTACGACGATCTTGAAGAATTGCTGGAGCATGCCGGGATCATTGGCCTCGTCTGGCCGTCAATCGAAGCGTGGGCCGACAATCCCCATGGCGACAATGTCGCCGAGCCCGAGGAGCAGGCTGCATGATCAACGTCAATGTGAAGGTGCTGCGCGCGGCCTTGAAGGCGGTCAACGCGGTGGTCGAGAAACGCACGACTGTGCCGATCTGCGCGACCGTGCTGGTGCGTTCGACGCCGGGGCAGATGTTCCTGACCGGCACCGACCTGGAAATCATGGTCGAGAAGACGGTCGATCTGGAGGATGCGGGCGCGAACAGCGCCATGAACTTCTGCGTCGATGCGTCCCTGCTGGCGTCGATCGCGGGCAAGCTGCCAGCGGAGGGCGTCGCCAAGATCGAGGCGGACGGCAACACCGGCATCACGATCAAGTGCGGCAGGGCCCGTTTCAAGCTGCCCACGCTGCCGACCGATGATTTCCCGGTCCTGGCTGCCCGCGATTGGGACGCTGAGTGGGAGCAGGACGGAACGCAGCTGGTCCAGATGATCGAGAGCGTGCGCTTTGCCATCTCGACCGAAGAGACCCGCTACTATCTGGGCGGCATCTTTCTCCATGTGCCGAACGGGTCGGAATGTCAGTTCGCGGCCGCTACCGACGGGCACCGCCTGGCGCGCTTCCATTGCGGTGTCGCTGAAGGCGCGGACGGCATGCCCGACATCATCATTCCCCGGAAGGCGGTCGCCGCGCTCGCCCAGCTGCTCGACGAAGAGGGTGGCACGGTCGATGTGGCGGTGAGCACGACGAAGTTCCGGTTCGAGGTCGGCAAGACGGTGCTGACCGGCAAGCTGATTGACGGCAAGTTCCCGGATTACACCCGCGTCATTCCCGCCGACAACCGGCTGGACTGCTGGTTTGAGCCTTCCGTGCTCGCCGAAGCGGTGGAGCGGGTGCTGACGATCAGCAGCGATAAGACAAAGGCGATCGCCTTCAACTTCGCTGCCCAGGCGGTCACGCTGGAGGTCACCAGCCCGGAGAATGGCACCGCCAGCGAGGAAGTGCCCTGCGAATATGAGGGCGAGCCGCTGCGCATCGGCTTCAACGGCAGCTATCTGCTCGACGTGCTGCGGCACCTGAAGGGCACCGATTCCGGGAATGAACGGGCGCGGGTGAAGCTGGCCGACCCCGCCGCGCCGTCGCTCTGGCAGACCAGCGATGATGCCGCCCGCCTTTATGTTCTGATGCCGCTGAGGGTCTGACGATGTCCGCTTTCCTACAATGTGATGCCCATGGGTGTGACTACCGCGAAACTGTCGATGAGATCCTCGAAGATCAGATCGATAAGCCATGCCCGAACTGCGGTGCGAGCCTCCTGACGCGCGCCGACTATGATGTCTATGTCGCTCGGTTCAAACCGATGCTCGACGCGATGAAGGTGCTCGGCCTGGCGGTCGATCCTGCGCCTGGTGCTGAAGGACGCCGCGTTTCAATCCACTATCATGATGGCGCGACGACAATCCGCGAACATGGACCGGCTGGGAACTGACGCCGATGGCCGACGCCCTTTTTCCTGAGCAGCCGATTGCAGGCCCTGCGCCGAAGGGGCTCGGCCGCATGATGACCGGCGGCGGCGCTAAGGTCGATCGGCAGGGCAACGATTATTACCCGACGCCTGCCAGCGTGACGCGCGCGTTCATCGCGGCCGAGCGAGAGTATCTGCTCGACGCCTGCGACGATGCCGACACCGTGTGGGAGCCATGCGGCCGTGGCGGCGCGATTGCGAAGGAGCTTGAAAGCGCCGGCTTTGCGACGATCGCGAGTGACCTCGTCGCGGATCCGGCCAACCTCGTCGCGCAACAGGATCTGCTGCTCTGCCGGCAGGCGCTTTCGCCGGTTGTCGTGACGAACCCACCCTTTGCGCTTGCGGCCGAGATGATCCGGCATCTGCTGAACAACCTGGGCTGCACCTATGTGGCGATGCTGCTGAAATCGTCCTTCTGGCATGCCGAGGTCCGGACGGGCCTGTGGCGGCAGCGGACGCCGGCACGGATCTACGCGCTGAACTGGCGGCCCGATTTCCTAGGCAAGGGCAACCCGACGATGGAAGTGATCTGGTGCGTCTGGGACGCGGCCGGGATCGACAATCTTTGTGCTTATGACGTTCTGACGCCGTTTCGCGCGCCGGATCTCTTGGGGGAGGAATGATGGCTACGGTGGTCAAGGAACCGTGGGTGACACGCTGGGGCCGGGAAACGGACAGCTGGAACGTCACCGAACTGGATGAGGACAATGCCGACCAGGACGCGGAGGGTGGCGACAGCGACGGATCCGGCATGCCGGGCCGCTGGCTGGTCGGCCAGGCCGTCGCGCGCTGGTCCCTGACGCAGCCGATCGAGCCCACGGCGGAGACGGTGGCGAGCGTGTTCAACTTGCCGATCGAGCTCGCCCGCGACTGCATGGGAATGGAACTGCACGCGATCGGCACGTTGGGCACGGCGCTCCAGGTGTGGAGCGCCCTGCAGGACCAGCGGTGGGAGGGGCAGACGGTCGGCGCGGCCGCGCTCGCCTTCCACCTTGCGCCTGCGCCGATCATCGAAGCGGTCGAGGGGCATTATTGGATGTATCTCGCCGGCGATCGCGACGATCCGACGGCCATGACGATCGAACATGACGGCGAGTAGCGCGCCGCCGTCCTGACGGCCGCGACTTCCGCGACATCGATGTGAGTTTTTGACCTGATTTTTCGGGGTGGGTTTCTGTGTCTCTGCCAACTTCATTCCTGGACCAACTCCGCGCCCGCACGCCGCTTTCCGCCCTCGTCGGGCAGAAGGTGAAGCTGGAGAAAAAGGGCAAGGAACATAAGGGCTGCTGCCCCTTCCACAGCGAGAAGACGCCCAGCTTCACCGTCAATGACGACAAGGAGTTCTATCACTGCTTCGGCTGCGGCGCGCATGGCGACGCGCTGCGGTGGCTCACCGATCATGAAGGCATGGACTTCATTGATGCGGTGAAGCAGCTGGCGGAAGCGGCGGGCATGGAGATGCCGGCGCGCACGCCCGAGCAGGCAGAACGCGCTCGCCGTGCCGAGCATGTCGGCGAAGTCCTGGAAGAAGCGGCGGCATGGTATGCGCGCCAGCTGGAGCCGATCGGCATGGCCATGGAAGCGTTGGCCGCGCGCGGCATCACGCCCGCGTCGATCGAGCGGTTCGGCCTGGGCTTCGCTCCCATGCGCGGCGGCGTATCGGCGATCGGCATCGCGGCCGACCAGCTGATGGCGGCGGGCCTGGTCGTCGAGACCGACAATGGCCGTCGCGATCGCTTCCGGCACCGCCTCATCGTTCCGATTCACGATGCGCGCGGTCGGCCGATCGGCTTCGGCGGGCGCGCCTTTGGCGAAGCGCAGCCCAAATATCTTAACAGCGACCAGTCGGAGCATTTCGACAAGGGCCGCGTGCTGTTCAACCTCCACCGCGCTGCGCCGGCGGCCCGGGTCGCTCGTCGCCTGCTTGTGGTCGAGGGTTATTTCGACGCGATCGCGCTCGACCAGGCCGGGATCGGCGAAGCGGTCGCGCCGATGGGCACGGCCATCACGCCCGAGCAGCTGGAGCGCGCATGGCGCGTGACGGAATGCCCGGTCCTGCTGATGGATGGCGATGAGGCCGGTCGCAAGGCGGCTTCCCGTGCCTGCATCCGCGCGCTGCCCATGGTCGGCCCGGGCCGGTCGCTGAAGATCGCAACCCTTCCGGATGGCTATGATCCTGACAGCCTGGTGCGCGAGTGCGGCCGGGAGGCGGTCGATGATCTGGTCGATCGCGCGCTGTCGCTCTCCAGCTACGTGTGGACGGCCGTGCTGGCAGCCGGGACACGCGACACGCCGGAAGGAAGGGCAGCGATCTGGCAGCAACTGGCCGACCTGGCGGCGAGCGTCGGGCACGAAGAGACGCGGCTGCAGTACCAGTCCTATTGGCGCGGCCTGTTCAACGCCGAGTTCCCCCCGGCCCCCCGGTGGGTGGTTGAGGATCAAAAGCTTCCGGGTGGAACCATGGAGGCGAAATTCTCCGACCAGACGGAGGAAGTGCAGGACCGGCTGAAGGCGGTGGCGGTGAAGCGGCTGGCGGCGCTTGTCGCTTCGGCCGAGCGGACGAAGGATGGCGTCACACTGTTCGCCTGGGGCATGGGTCGGCGCGTGGGCGCGGGCCTGATCGACCAGGACATGGCCGACGACGCGATCGACGAAGTGGCCGATGGTGTCGAGGGTGTCTCGGCCGACGATATCGAGCGCAGCTTCGCCGCTGGCGTCGCCAAGGGCTTCGATATCGCGCCCATGCTGCTCGACATGCGGTGTGCCGGATTCCAGCGCACGGATCTCGGCAATGCCGAGCGGTTCAACGCCCGCTATGGCGGCAGCTTCCGTTTCACTACGGCAAAGGGTTGGCTGGGCTGGGACGGCCGTCGCTGGAAGGTGCTCGACCAGGACAAGGATACGCTGCCGGCGGAAGTGCAGGCGGCCGTGTTCGACACGGTGCGGTCGATCCAGCGGGAGGCGGATTTCGTGTCTGCGACGGGCTTTGTCGAGCCTGACGAACCGCTGCCGGAGGATGAAAAGCCACCGATCATGCTGGCGACGCAATGGCACTATCATCGCGACAGCGGGAAGCGCATCGGCGCGATGAACCGGATAACCGACTGGAAGAGCGGCCCGGTCATTCTGTCCGAGCTGATCGTCAAATGGGGCCGCGCGTCGGAAGGATCGGGTCGGATCGGATGCATCGCCGGTCTCGCCAAACGGTGGGTGACCGCGCCGATCGAGGACTTCGATCGAGATCCGCTCGCCATCAACGTGCTGAACGGCACGCTGCGCTTCCGGCGCGACAAGGAAAATGGTTCGACCGTCACGCTCGAGCCTCACCGGCGCGAGGATCTGAACACCAAGCTTGCGCCCGTCACCTATGACGCGGCCGCAACCAGCCCGATCTATGACGACTTCCTGGCATGGGCCCAGCCTGATGCCGGCATGCGCCGCTATCTCCACCAGTGGGCCGGATATAGCGCCAGCGGCGACATATCGGAGCAGAAGCTGCATTTCTGGTATGGTCTTGGGGCGAACGGCAAGTCGACCGCGATCGACCTGTGGGCCCATGTGGTCGGCGACTATAGCGGCACGATCGGGATCGAGACCTTCCTCGACCAGGGCATCAAAAAGCGCGGCGAACAGGCATCGCCGGATCTTGCGCGCCTTGGCGGTGTCCGCATGCTGCGCGCGTCAGAGCCGGAGCGCGGGGCGAAGCTCAATGAAGCGCTGATCAAGGCGGCGACGGGCGGGGAACCGATGGCGGTGCGCGCCCTGCATCGCGGGTTCTTCGACCTGATGCCGCTGTTCAAGCTGACGATCGGCGGCAACTACAAGCCGGATATTCCCGGCACGGACGAAGGCATCTGGCGGCGCATGAAGCTGGTGCCGTGGAACGCGCATGTCGCCGACGGCGATCGTGACGAGCAGCTGCCTGCGAAGCTGCGGGCTGAGGCTGCCGGCGTGCTCAACCATATCGTGCGCGGCCTGCTGGACTGGCTCGATAACGGGCTGATCGAGCCGCAGGCGGTGAAGGACGCCACGGCCGAATATCGGGAGGCCAGCGACCCGCTCGGCCGCTTCCTCAAGCTCTGCACCGTGCCGGATCCGCAGGGACGCATCCAATCATCGAAGCTGCATGAGGTCTTCCTGGCCTGGGGCAAGGCGGCAGGCGAACGCGACTGGTCGAATAAGGGCCTCGCCAAGGCGATGCTCGACAAAGGCTATCAGAAGAAGGCCAGCGACGGGATGCAATGGCTCGGCATCCGCCTGGTGCGCGAGGTGAGCGACTTCGTGGATGAGAACGGCAAGGTTCGCGATGTGGTGCCTACGCTGCCCGACGAGGCCGCCAGCGCGCCCACTGCCGCGCCCGACATGCCGCCTGCGCCCCCGCCCTATGACGACGACTTCGTGCCCGACTTCTGAGCGGCGGCGGCGCGACAGGCTCGAATGCTTCCGGGTTGGAAGGGTGGCGGAAGCATCACTGGAAGGAAGAAAGCGCGGATTTCTGCGCCATTGGAAGGGTTGGAATGATTGTCCGCATGTTTCCTTCACATATGCGCGTGTGCGCGGGCGCATGCGTGATGAAAATATACAATAATCATTCCAATCCTTCCAATCCTTCCAAATACAAGAATTTAGATAGGCTTTTCATAGAGTTGGGTAGTGGAAGGGTGAGAGCATGACGGTTCCGGCAGTGGAAGGTTCGCAATATTGGACGTTTGAGGCGGTGCAGGAGCGCTTGGTGGAGGCGTGGGGCTATCTGGTGCGGATGCCTGATGGTGAGGCGGCGTGGCTGCGCTCCTGCTCGCGTTCCTCCATGCCTGCCGTCATCCGTGATGTGCGCAAGGGCGACTGGATGGAGACGCGGCCCGGTCGCCCCGGCCTGCGCTCTGCCCAGGTTGATCTGGTCGAGCGGCTCCTCACGGGCGACGGCGCATGGATCGAGTGGGTGGTGCCGCGCGATCGGTCGCTGATCGCCACGGTGCTGCGCCTGCGCTCGCGCAAGGTCGGTTTCGATTGGCGGGACGTTGCCGAATCGGAGGGTGTCATGGTGGGCGCGGAGGCGCTGCGGAAGCGCTATTCGAGGGCCATCACCGGCATTGCGGTGCGCCTCAACCGCAACGGTTCGTCGCACGATCTGCTCTGATGCGCGACGAAAGCCAGCATTTCCGGTTGCGGAATGTGTCAACCCCCGGAATTATTCCGGAGTAAATAATGGGTGTCCGTTTCCGCAGTGAATGACCCTATTTCAAATATATGCTTGGTCCAGTCGTGCGATTGGGGGGAGCCAAGCATTCCTCTCCTTGGATGACTGAAGCGGGGCTGGTGGCAACATCGGCCCTGCTTCTCTTTGGGTGACGCCATGCCGACCATGCCAAAGCGGTTACGACCAGCGGGCGCACGATCGCAGGCGCAGTCCCGCAAGGAGGCGGACGACAGGCGCGGCTCGACGGCCTCACGCGGCTATACAAGCCGATGGTCGAAGGCAGCAGCGACGTTCCGGCGGGGGCATCCGCTCTGCGAGTATTGCTCGCTGGAGGATCGGGTGGAACCGTCCACGCTGGTTGACCACCTCTACCCGCACCGCACCTATGACGGTGTGTTCTGGCGGGTCGAGTGGTGGGTCGCCAGCTGCGCCTCATGCCATTCGGGGATGAAGCAGGCCGTCGAGGCTGCGGGCAAGGCCGCGATCGACGCGCTCGCCCGCCGCCTCGGTCGCGAGCCCCTGACCTGACCCGCCCCGAGGGGGGGGTGGTCAAAGTCTAGCGATCCCGGCCCCATGACCGGCGGTCCAGACACGGAAAAATCGGCGCGAAATTCTGCGCCAGATATTTTTTTAAGGCGCTGCATTCGGGCGCGATTTGGCGAAGGAGGTGGGCCGCGCGACGGTCGGCCGAGGAGTGATTTTGTATGGCGCGTGGACGTAGGCCCGACCCCGATCAGGAAGCGAAGGGCTTCCCCAATCGGCGCAAGTCGGCAACGCGCAAGCGTGAAGAGGAAGCCGAACGCGTGGCGCAGCTGCTGATGGCGTCCACGTCGGGCGACGTGCTGCAGCCGCCCGCGATGATCGACCAGGGCCCGCTCTATTCTGGCGCGGTAGCGGTCTGGCGGGAGATGGCGCCGCGCCTGGCGCGCACGCATCGCCTGCCCGAGCAGCACCGCATGATCTTCGCCATGTTCTGCGTCTATTATGCCGATTGGGTTTCGCTGAACGATCAGCTGAAGCAGGAAGGCATGACGCAGCGCGTGAAGACAGTCGCGGGCGGCTTCATGATCCGCGACCACCCCGCCGTGCGTCGCAGGCAGGAATGCTTCGACAACGTGATGTCGCTGTCAAAGCAGTTCGGGCTCACGCCGCACGACGAATATGACCTGTTCAAGAATCAGGCTGGCGCTGCGGCAACCAACCCGGGCCTGTTCGGCGGGGCGCTGGTTGTCCCTGCCCAGCGTAAGGCTGAGCAGGAAGAGGAAACGCGGGAGCCCGCAGCTGATGTCGGCCCTCGGGTCGGCATGCTGGGCGGCATGGACACACCGCCCCCGGGACAGCGGCCAAACTGATATGGACGACCAGTCGGCAGCGGCAACGCTGTCGCCCTGGTGGCGGGAAGGAGATCCGCTGCCGCCCTGGCTCGCGTCGGTCGAGAGCGACCCGGCCTATGCCTGGGCGATCGGCGCGTGGAAGAAAGCGGCGGGCCAGCCCGGTGCATGGTTCGACCATGCCAAGGCCGACCATGTCGTCGAGCTATGGCCGCAGATTTTCCGGCTGACGGACGATCGCTTCGCAGGCGTCCCGTTCCGCCTCAACCTGTGGCAGGAGATCATTGTCCGCCTGCTGTTCGGGTGGAAACATCCGATCCAGATCATCGATCCGATGACGGGCGCGGAAGTGGAAGAGCATGTGCGCATCTTCCAGATCCTGCGCCTCTGGATCCCGCGCAAAAACGGCAAGTCGGAATTCCTGGCCGCGCTCGCCCTCATGTTCTGGGCGGTCGAGGGGCTGCAAGGCGGACAAGGCTATGCCTTCGCCCGCGACGAGGACCAGGCGGAAATCCCGTTCGCCAAGATGAAGGCGATGGTGGCGCATAGCGAAGTGCTGGCGCGGGACATTCAGGTCCAGAGCAGCCACATGTGGCTGAAGCCGCTGTCGTCGTCCTTCGTGGTGCTGACGGGCAGCGACCAGGGGAAGCATGGCAAGTCGCCCAGCGTGACGCTTGGCGACGAAATGCACGAGTGGAAAAGCCGCAAGATCGAGAACGATCTGCGACAGGGCCAAGGTGCTCGCCTGCAGCCGATTGCGCTGTTCGCGTCCACCGCTGGCCTGAAGACGAACCAGACCGGCGTGGAGATCTGGGAAGAAAGCGAGCAGATCCTCGACGGGACGATTGACGACCCCTCGACGCTGGTTGTCATCTTCGCCGCGCCGGATGACGCGAATTGGGAAGATGAGGCGGTCTGGCGATCGGCGAACCCGTCGCTCGGCCTGTCGCCGACGTTGCAGTTTCTGCGCGGCGAAGCGCGCCTTGCGAAGGGCAACCCGGTCAAGGAAGCGCATTTCCGCTGTTACCATTTGAACCAGTGGGTCGATGACCAGGCCCTCTGGCTCAACATGTCCAAGTGGGACAAATGCCAGGTCGGCACGAATGGCTGGCTGACGATGGCCGAGCGCATGGCGGGCCGCCGCTGCTTCGGCGCGTGGGACTTGTCATCGGTGCGCGACATCACCGCGCTGGTGTGGCTGTTCCCGCCGATCGCGGGCGATCCGCTCTGGCATCTGCTGTGCCGCTTCTGGGTTCCCGAGTCGTCGCTCGCCCAGCGGGTGAAGGAAACGAAGGTGCCCTTCGACCGCTGGAAGGAGGCCGGTGCGCTGGAGGTGACGCCGGGTGACATCGTCGATCAGGATTATGTCCTGCGCGCGGTCGAATCTGGCATGAACAGCTTTGATGTGCAGCGCATCGGCTATGACCCGTGGGGCGGCGTCAAGCTGGTGACCGATATGCAGAAGGAAGGGATCGACACCGATCTGCTCCTTCAGGTTCGCCAGGGCATCCATTCGCTGGGCGAACCGACCAAGGAATTCGAGCGGCATGTCTATGCCGAAACGCTGGATCATGGGGGGCATCCCCTGCTGCGCTATATGGCGCGGAACACCATGGTCCGGTTTGATGAGAACCTGAACTACATGCCTGCGAAGAAGCGGTCGAAGGACAAGATCGACGGCATCGTCGCGGCGGTGATGGCGAAAGCGGTGGCAATGGCCCCCGAGGACGACGCACCGAAACCGGAGATCTACAACCTATGAGCCTTCGTGAAAAGGTCGGCCGCTGGCTGATCGGGACGGATGCCGCACAGGCGGATTCCGGCGCGCCGATCAGCAACTCGGCCGAAGTCTCGCTGCCGACGATCCGTCGCGGCACGGAAGCCTACGAATGGTTCACCGGCGTCCCAGCGGTCGCCGGTTTGCCCGTCGTTACCGACCGGAGCGCACTGACGATCAGCGCGATCTGGTCCTGCGTCTCGCTGATCGCCGGTGCCATCTCTACATTGCCGATGAACCTCTACAATCGGTCGAAGGATGGCGAGCGCACGATCCGCGAGAGCGATGACCTGTGGTGGGTGCTGAACGAAGAGTTCTGCCCACGTTGGGTCGCCTCAGCAGGGTGGGAATGGCTGGTGCTGTCGCGCCTGTTTGAGGGTGACGCTTACGCCGAGATTCTGCGCAAGGGCCCCACTGTCTGCGGGCTGGTGCCGCTGCATCCGCGTCGGGTGGAGCCGGTGCCGTGGAAGGACGGCAGCCGCCTTGCCTATGTCGTCTATCCCGAGCCGGATCTGGCCGACCAAACCATTCGCGTCATCGACCAGGATGACATGCTGCATGTGCCCGGCCTTGGCTTTAACGGCACGCGCTCTTTCTCTCCGCTGCGGCACGCCCTGCAAAATGTCGGCGGCGTCGCGCTGGCTGCCCAAAATTATGCCGGGCAGTTTTTCGCCAACCAGGCCCGCCCCGATTATGCGCTGGTCGCCCCGGTCGAAGCGAAGTTCGACAAGGAAAAGATCGAGGATCTGCGCAACCAGGTCGAGGAGCGGCACGCCCTACGCAATGGGCAGGCCAGCAAGCCGATGCTGCTGACCGGCGGCCTCGACATCAAGACGATCACGCTCCCGAACAAGGATGCAGAGCTCGCGGTCACGCGGCAACTGCAGATCGAGGAGATCGCGCGCATCTACAACGTGCCGCCCTTCATGATCGGCCACAATGAAAAGACGACCAGCTGGGGCTCCGGCGTCGCGGAGATGGGCACGGCCTTCGTGCGCTACGTTCTGCGCCGCCACCTCAACGCCTTCCAGAATGAGATCAACCGGAAATTCTTCCGCACGGCCTCACGGCTCGCCGAGTTCGACACGTTCGAGCTGGAGCGCGCCGACCTGAAAACCTTGTTCGAGACCTTCCGTTCGGCGCTCGGCCGCGCGGGAGAAAAGCCGATCCTGACGCGGGACGAAGTCCGGCGCCTGATCAACTATGGCCGCACTCCTGGCGGCGACAGCTTCGAGGAAACCGCCAATGCGAAACCGGCTGCTTAACCTCTATTCCCGCAACGCCCAGATCGGCGCGGGGATCAAGGCCGAGGGCAACACCATCTACCTCTACGACTATATCGCCGGCTCCGAGGCCGACGCCCAATGGTGGGGCGGCGTGAGCGCCGAAGGCTTCACCCGGCAGCTGATGGCGCTGGAGGGCGACGTATCGGTGCGGATCGACAGTCCCGGTGGCGATGTGTTCGGCGGCCGTGCGATTGCCCAGGCCATTCGGGAATATGACGGCAAGGTCACCTGTCATATCGACGGCCTGGCCGCGAGTGCCGCCAGCTACATCGCGATCAGCGGCGACCATGTCGTCGCAGCCCCCGGCGCGTTCATGATGATCCATCGTGCCTGGACGCTGATGATCGGCAACAGTGCCGATTTCCGTGCCGAGGCCGATCTGCTCGACAAGATCGATGCCAGCATTGCGGCCAGCTACGCCGCAAAGGCCGGGGGCGAAACCGACTGGATCGCGCTGATGGACAAGGAAAGCTGGTTCACCGGCGACGAGGCCCTCGCGCTCGGCCTGATCGATGAAGTGCTGCCCGAACAGGGAGGCAAGGCGGCGAACGCGGGCAAGCGTGGCTGGAACCTGTCAGCCTTCGATCATCCGCCCGTGAACAAGATCCCGGGCGCGATGCCCGAACCGGCACCCGAACCGGAGCCCGCGCCAGAGCCCAGCGCGCCCGACGAAATTGCAGCACGCGAGCGGCGGCTTGCCGTCGATCTGCTGACCCAATCTGCCTAAGCGCGCCGCGCGAGGGAGACCACCCGGGCCGCTTTCGCGGCCCTTTTTCATGATGGAGAAGCGTAAATGAGCATTCAGGCTCTCCGCGAGCAGCGCGCGGCAAAGGCGAAGTCGCTGCAGGATCTGGTGAAGAAGGAAGGTCCGTGGACCGCCGACAGCCAGGCCGCCTATGATGCGGGCCTTGCCGAGATCGAGGATATCGACGCCAAGATCGAACGGCACCAGCGCATGAACCAGTTGGCCGCCGAAACCGCGCTCACCAGCAACGTGATCGATGCCGCCAATCGCGTCGGCCGCGACCAGAACAGCGAGGCGAGCCGCCTGTTCGCCAAGTGGCTGCGCGGCGGTGACAATGCCTTGTCGGCCGATGAATGGCAGGCGCACCTCGCCGCCGTGCAGAACACCATGTCGACGACCACCGGCAGCGAGGGCGGCTATACCGTCCAGACCGATGTCGCGCAGACGGTGCTCGATGCATTGAAGGCATTTGGCGGCATGCGCGCGCCCGGTATGGCGACCGTTCTGCAGACGGGTTCCGGCAACGGCATGAACTGGCCGACCAGCGACGGCACTTCGGAAGAGGGTGAGATCCTCGATCAGAACGCCACCGCTGCGGACGCGGACCTGTCGTTCGGCACCAAGGATCTGCCAGTCTACAAGTATAGCTCGAAGACTGTCGCCGTACCGATCGAACTGCTGCAGGATAGCAGCGTCGATATCGAAGCGTTCGTCCGTGCTCGCCTGGTGACCCGCCTCGGCCGCGTCACCAACAAGCATTACACGATCGGCACTGGTTCCGGTCAACCCACCGGCGTGATGGTCGCGGCGGGCACCGGCAAGACGGGCACGACCGGCCAGACCGCAACTGTCGTCTTCGACGATTTGATCGACCTGGAGCACAGCGTCGATCCGGCCTATCGCGAGGGTGGCAATTGCCGCTTCATGATGAACGACAGTTCGGTGAAGGTGGTGAAGAAGCTGAAGGACAGCCAGAATCGCCCGATCTTCCTCCCCGGATATGATCTGGCGAACAATGGCAAGCTCGACACGCTGCTCGGCTATCCGATCAAGGTGAACCAGCACGTGGCCGATATGGCAGCGAACGCCTATTCGATCGCGTTCGGCGATTTCAGCCACTACGTCATCCGCGACACCATGGCGATCGAGATGTTCCGGTTCACCGACAGCGCCTATGCGCGGAAGGGCCAGGTTGGTTTCCTCGCCTTCCTTCGCTCGGGCGGCAACTTCATGGACGTCGGCGGGGCGGTGAAGCGCTACCGCAACAGCGCGACCTGATGACGCGGGGCCCGGCCTAATCGCCGGGCCCTTTTGTCCTTTCATTGGTTTGGGGATCTTCCATGTCGAAACCGAATATCGCGGCTCTGCAGGCCGCCGTCACCGCTGCGCGTGAGGCGCTCGCCGGTGACCCTGAAAATGAAACGCTGAAAGCGGACCTGGCGAAGGCGGCGCAGGCGCTGGCCGACGGCGAGCAGGAACTCGCCGAAGCGATCGAGGCCAGCAAGGTCGAGGTGCGCGTGCTGGTCGATCGCGGCGAGCATAAGGCCGACAGCGTTGCGCGGCTCCTCCCGGCGGAAGCGAAGCGCGCCGTCAAAGAGGGCTGGGCCGACGCGGATAAGGAGGCGATCGCCTTCGCCAAGGCCGAAGCCAAGTAAGGGGCGCGCGCCGCGATGCTGTTCACCCTGACCCCCACGGCCATGCCAGAAGGCTATGGGGAGGCCCTGCTGAGCCTGGATGCGGCCAAGCTGCATCTGCGCGTGGATGATGCCGAGGAGGATGATCTCATTGAAGTGCTTCGCGACGCTGCCCTGCAGCTGGTCGAGAAGTTCTGCAGCGTCCGCCTCGGCGTGGTGACCGGCATCGTGGCGACCTTCCCCGCCTTCGGGCGCGGAATGAACTTGGGCGTCGGGCCAGTGCCCACCGTCAACGTGACGGCCGTCAGCTACATCGGGAGCGACGGCGAGCCCATCGATCTGCCCGCTGGCAGCTGGCGGCTTTCGGTCGATGGCGCGCTGGTCCCGGCACCGGGCACCAGCTGGCCTACGGGCGGGCCGGTCACCGTGACGTTTGATGCGGGCTATGCAGCCGACGCTTGCCCTCGGCCGCTGATCGCAGCTGCCAAGCTGGCGCTCGGCCATCTCTACGCCATGCGCGACGTCGCCATGGAGGGCGAGGCGAGCGGCGGCATGCCCGCAGCCTTTGGCCTGCTATGCAGCGGCTACAGGATGCCGGTGCTGTAATGGCGTTTCAACCGCTGCGCGCCGGCGATCTTCGCACCCGGATCCGGATCGAGGTCGAGGCCCGGGTTTCGAATGGGCAAGGCGGATGGACGACGGCCTGGTCGCCGGTGGCGGTCACCTGGGCGAAGAAGGTGCCGCTGCGCGGCGATGAGATTACCCGTGACAGCATCCAGCGCGCGGTCAGCGTCACCCGGTTCGTGATCCGGCATCGTTCCGATGTGACGGCCAAGCATCGGCTCGTCGAAGTGAAGAAGGTCGGCGATGCCTATGAGGTTATCGGCGGCCCGTGGAATATCAGGCGGATCGACGATCCCTACGGCCGCCACGATCGGCTCGAGCTCGACTGCGAATGGCAGGCGGGCCTCGGCTGATGGCGCGTCGTGTCCAGGGTGGCGCGTCGATCCGCCGCCTCTTTCGTTCTCTGCCCGATGCTGCCCGCGATGAGATCGCCACTGTGCTGGACGACGGCAGCCGGGACATAGAACGGCAGATGGTGGCCCGCGCGCCACGCCGCACCGGCGCGCTGCAGGCTGGCATCAAGCGCCGGCTGCGCCGCAACGCGCTGTCGGTATCGATCGGTATCACCGGCACGAAGGCTGAGAAGCGCAAACTCTTCTATGCCCGCATCCTCGACCTTGGCCGCAAAGGCCAGACCGTGACCGCCAAGAGGCGGACGCCTGGTGGCGGCACGAGCCGCTACACCATGCGGGTGCGCGCGATCGGCGCGAAGCGGTTCGTCACGGGTCGCTATTCGGACGCGCGCGCGGTGCTCAATAATCGACTGAAAGGCGTCTGGGACCGGATCCTGCGCCGCGTCGCAGGGGGTGATTGATGACCAGTGCTGAAGACGCGATCGAGAAGGTCGCGTTCGATCTACTCTCCGCGATCGCCGACCTGGGCGCGCCGGTTTACCAGCATGTGCCGGAAGACACGCCGCCCCCTGTCGTCATCATCGGCGATATCGAAGCCGCGCCGCTGGGCGGGAAGAATGATCCCGACCGCCTCGCCACGCTGTCGGTGATGACCGTCACGGAAGCGGAAGAGCGCAAGTCGCTGCTGCAGATAAAGGGCAAGGCCGAGGCGGCGCTGGATGGCGCGCAGGCTGAGCATGATGGCTGGACCCTGTCCTTCGCGTTCCTCGGCGCAACCGCCGTGCTGGACGCCGAGGGCGCTGGCTATGTCGGCGAGAGCCGGTTTCAGATCCTGGCGCTTCGCGCCTGATCGCATGTCCCGCGCGGACTAACCTGAAGGAGTGAACGATGGGCAAGAAATTGGGCAATGACTATCGGCTGTGGATCGAGAGCGCCACGCCGGGCACCTATAATGAGATCAAGGGCGGCACCTCGCTCAAGATCAACCGCACTTCGAACCTGATCGACACATCGACGAAGGACGACTTCCCCTATGGTACTCAGGCCCCGGGGCTGAAGGCGCTGACGATCGACAGCGAGATCTACCCCAATCTGCCCGATGCCAATGGCTTCACCAAGCTGGAAGCGGCAGCGGCAGGGAGCACTCCGATCGGCTTCCAGATCCGGAAGGGTGGCTCCGAGGGCGTGGAAGCTGACGTGGTGTTTGAAGCGTCCATGTATGTCGGCAACTTCAACACCGACATGGGCAAGAATGATGTCGTGAAGTGCGACTTCCAACTGACGCTGGCCGCCGCTCCGACGACGGATACGCTCGCGTGAACCGCGCGGCCAACAGTGAACGGGGTGAGCTCACGCTCACCCTGGATGGTGAGCCGGTCGGCCTGCGCCCCAGCTATGAGGCTATCCATGGCTTTGAACGCGCGACGGGCAAGGGCCTTATGGAACTCGCCCAGTCCGCGCTTGCCGGGACGCTCAGCGCGGGCGACACGGCCATCATCGCGTGCGAGTGCGTCCGTGCATGGGGCCGCGCCACGGAAAACAAGGGCTATGCCGGATCCAACCCGACCCGCATCGCCGAACTGATGATCGAGTCAGAGGGCGGCTTTTCCATGGCGCTATCTACGATTGCCGGCATGCTGGCGATGGCGACCACCGGCGGATACACCGCAGCGGGGGAACTGAAGCCGACGGCGACGAAGAAGACGACGGCGTCAGCCCCCGTCGTCGGCTGATGGGCCTTGCGGCCGCTGCCCTTCAATGGCGGCCTCATGAATGGTGGGCAAGCACGCCGCACGAGTTCTGGGCTGCCATGGAGGGATGGAAGTCTATGAATTGCGTGGATGATCGTGATAGGTGACGCCCGAAAGGGGAGTCGAAATGCCTGTCTATACCGTTGGTGTCGTTGGAGAATCTCACACCAATTTAGATGGCTCTAGCCGTCAGCTTGAGCTGGAGTGCTGCGAACGGGGGGAAGTGGTTCTCATCGAACCTGAACCCGAGAATGCCTACGATGCCAGTGCGCTCAAGGTGATGTCGAAACGTGGCGTCCAGATCGGCTACATCAATCGCGATCATAATGAGTGGATCGGTGAGAAGATTGCGCAGGGCGCGCAGATCAGTTCGTTAATCCATCGCATCACTGGTGGTACACGGTCAAAGCCGTCGCGCGGCGTCGTGCTGACCTTGGGCATCAATGTCGATTCGTTGGCTGACTTCGCCGAATTATTCGACGATGAGGGCGGCTATTATGATTGGCTCGACAGCGTTCGCGAAGCTCTGAACGACTGAAGGTTAGCCTTCTAAGGCAGCTTTCATGAGACGGCGGACAGCCTCGGGGCGGGTTGGCTGGTCAGGCTGAGCGGCAATCCACGTGTCTAGTTCGGCAAGGTCGTTAGGAGGCAGTCGGACGCCTACCGTGGTTGACCCTACAGCAGGGCGGCCTCTTTTTCTTTTAGCAGTTATTGCATCACTCATATTTTCTGCTTAAAGAAAAGGCGGGCCGGAAGGAAGCGGTAACTTCCAACCGACCCTGACCATCCACATGGAGGAACCCATGTCTCAGGCTGTTGCCGCCCCTAGCACGGGCGATCGTTACGTTACATCGGGAAATGTTGGCGAAGTTTCCCCCTCTCGCCGTGGCCTCTTGGCGGGCATGCTGCTCGCTCCCGTCGCGGCTGCCGTCCCTGCGACGGCGGTCGCCGCGCAATGGGAAGACCCTGTTCTGGTATCCCGCAGGGTTGATGCGATCTTCTGGGCTGCGCGCCAGCAATGGCTGGATATCCATGAGGACTGGATAGCCGACTGCGCGAACTATCAGGATCGCGACATGCCCGACGCGATCATGGATCGGTGGGGCATGATGCACGACGCCGCCGAATATGCGATGCTGACGGCGCGCATCACGACACTGCCCGCCCTTTACGCCAAGATGGAAGCGATCAAGGAACGGCCCGACGAATTTCTGCGGAATGAAAAGGACGGCACCACCGTGTTCGAGGCGGTGATGTGGGATGTCGAACGGCTGATGATGAAGGCGCATCTCGCATGACGGCGCTGGTGCAGGTTCGCGGCGAGGCCGTGCTGGCAAGCAGTCTGGACGTTGCGCGGTCCTTCGAGAAGCAGCATGCTCATGTGCTCAGGTCGATTGCCACCCTCCTCAAGGCCCGCCCCGATCTACAATCCAATTTTGGATTGATGATCGACAGCTTTGAAGCGGGCAAGGGCTCAACCCGCCAGCGCCATTATTACGAAATGGACCGCAAGGGCTTCACCCTGCTGGCCATGGGCTTCACCGGCACTCGGGCGCTGGAATGGAAGATCGCCTATATCGACGCCTTCGATCGGATGGAGGCAGCGCTGCGGTCGGCGGTCAATGACGACGGTCGCGATGATCTGCTGCCCGACGAATCGCCGCTACTGGAGCATGTACGGGGCGACGATCTGGAGCGTAAGTTGTCGCTAGCGCGGGAAATCCGCCTTGCCTACGGACGCCCTGCGATCCGGCGCATGTGGAACAGCATCGGCCTTCCTCCGGTGGAGCCGGATGACGAAAGCGAAGAAGTCGATAATGTGCCGTCGTCGGTCGTCGCCTGGCTGAATGAGCGGACGGAGCGCGCGCCGGGGCACAAGATCAGGACGCAAGCCCTGTTTCATGACTTCCGGCGCTGGTGCGTCGAGCAGGGCGAAGAGGATATGAGCATATCGGCCTTTGGGTGGGCGCTTCGTCGCGCAGGCCATCGGTCGCGCATGTCGAACGGCTCCTACCGAATCGGACTGAAGCTGAGGGACTGAACCGCCGCAGGGCGGGTTCCGTCGATCGAAGAGCATTGCAGGCTGCCGGGTTCCCCGGTGGCCCATTTGTCGTGGAGTGAGCATTGGCCACTGATGTGAAAGACCTGTTGCTGCGCATCGACGCATCGACCGAACTGTTGCGCAGGAACATGTCGGCTGCCGAGAATGTCGTCGGTGACTTCGAGAAGGTGGTCGAGCGCGAACTCGACAAGGTGGAGCAGCGCTTTTCGCAGCTGAAGGGCGCGGGTCTCTCAAATTCGCTGCGCGCCATCAAAGAGGATTTCCGGAAGAACTTCACGGACATCCAGAAGATGGCAGCGCAGGCGATCGAAGCGCCTCGCCTGAAAGGTGGCGGGCTCGACCTTGGCGTCGGCGACGCAAAGGCGGCAGCGGCGGCGGCTCAACAGCAGGCGGCTGCCCTGCGCCTGATCGCGGATGCGGCCGAAAGGGCCGCACTCGGCGAGAATGAACTCTCCCGCGCCACCGACATTCAGGTTCGGGCCGCTCGCGCCGCAGCAGCACAGGCCGAACTGCAAGCGCGGCAGCTGGCGGAGCAGGCAGGCGCACTGGAGCGGGTCCAAATCGAGGCTAATCTCGCGGCCGCAGCCACGGGACAGTTTCAGGGCGCAGGCCGTAAAGCGGCTGCGAGCGCGGGTGAGCAGAAGGCGGGCTACCAGCAGCTGTCCTTCCAGATCAGCGACGTCGCCACGCAATTCGGCATGGGTGCGAAGCCCATGCAGATCTTCGCGGGGCAGGCTCCCCAGGTGGTGCAGGCGATCGGCATGATCAAGGGCGAAGCGTCGGGGCTGATCGGCTTCCTGGCGGGCCCTTGGGGTGCGGTGATGTTAGGTGCGGTCACCATCTTGGGCACGCTTGCGCTGGCGGATGACAAGGCCGCTCAGGCGAAGAAGGGTCATAAAGACGCTGCCGACGATCTTCGCGATGCCGTCGATCGGCTGAACAGCGCCCAGCGATCGGCGTCCGAAGCCACGCGGCAAGGTATCATCGACACCATCAATCAATCCCGGGCTTATCGCCAGCTGGCGCTCGATGCCCGCAAAGCTGCTCTCGCTGAATTGGAGAAGGCGAAGGCAAAGCTAGATGCCGACACGCGACTGCGTGCGGCTCTGCGTAAGGGTGACGAACTCACGACCAGCGTTCTCAGTCCTGAAGATGCTTCGTTAAAGGCGCAGGTCGATGCGCTCGAAAAGCAAGTCAAAGAGCAGAAGGTCAAAATCTACGAGTCGAGCAATGCCATGCTCGCCGGCCATGCGCAGCTGATCCAGCGTGACGTCGCGGCCAGAAATGATCCGCGCACTGGTGTGGAGCAACGGTTCGCCGATGCAAACGAAACGGCTTGGCGCTCTTTCCAGCGGACGGGGGATCGCTCCGCATATGATGCTGCTGTCAATCGCAACACTCAGACGCGCGATGCCTCGCTCAAGCTGCTCGAAACGCGGAACAAGGGCGATCGATCAGAGCGGGCGGCGGCGCGTCGTGCTGCCCGATCGGATGCGCGTTATGAGGACGATAGGGATAATTTCGCGGTCGCCGGTCTGCGCGCCCAGGCCGATTATAGTGGCGAGATCGACGATCGGCTGAAGGCAGAACTGGCCGCGCTCGACGCCCAGCTTGAAAGCTACAAGCGCCGGCTCGACCTGGACGAAAACCTCTCCTCCGCCCAGCGCAGCGAACTGGTGGCCGCGCAGGCTGCCGTGGTCGCGCAGGAAAAGATCAACGCCGAACGGAAGGCGGCCGACGATCGGGCCCGAGAACGGTTCGAGCTGGAGACCGCCGCCAACAGGGCAATGCAGGACGTGCTGGAGTCGCAGCTGGATCTTGCCATGGGCCGCAAGGAAGAGCTCGCAATCCAGCGGCGGATCCTGATGCTGAAGCAGAGTCAGGAGCGCGCGGAACAGGAGGCCGTGCTGGCGAGCCAGACCGCGACCGCCGCTCAGAAGAAGATCGCCCAGGCGGCGCTGGTGCAGCTGGATGCGAAGCAGGCGGCCGAGCAGGCATCCCTCAACCTTCGCTATGCCAGCCCATTGGAGCAGTATCAGCGGAGCATCGCTCAGACGGGTGCGAACCTCGACGATGCCTTCGAGAATATCGGGGTCAGCGCGCTCGACGATCTGAACAATGGCCTGGTCGATGCGATCATGAATGCGGGCGATCTGGGCGAGGTGTTCTCAAACGTCGCCCGCAGCATTGTCGCTGACCTCATTAAGATCGCCATTCAGCAGACCATCGTGGCCAATCTCACGCGGGCGCTGGGCGGTCTGTTTGGCGGCGGCGGCGGCGCTGTCGCCAGCATGCCGACGTCGGTGCCGCAATACACCCTGCCCAGCCTGCCTCCCGGTTTCGCGTCGGGCGGCTATACGGGGAACATGCCGGTCAACCAGGTCGCTGGCCTGGTCCACGGGCAGGAGTTCGTCTTCGACGCGGAAGCCGTCAAGCGGATCGGTCGCGGGCAGCTGGAGGCGATCCGCAACGGCAGCTTTAGGGCACCGCGGATCTCCGCCGGCACGCTGCAGGCGGCATCGGGCGGTGGTGCTGTCCGGATCGAGGTGGCGAGCACGGAAATGTGGCAGGCGGCGGTCCACCAGATCTCCGGCAATGCCGCCGTGTCGATCGTTGAAAAATCCGCGCCAGTTGTGGTCGCCGCATCGGTCGGCCAGAGCAGGAGCGATGCGATGCGGGCGGGTCGCCGCCGCATTCCGGGGAGAGGTTGATGGCGTCCATATTGTTGCCGACATCGCCGGGCCCGCGCGCGGCGAAGATGAACCTCATGTCGTTCGGGACCATTCTGACGCCGTTCCTGGGCGGGCCGACGCAGAGGATCAACCGGCTCGGCACCCGCTGGTCGATGCTGGTGTCGATGCCGCCGCTAATGGCCGACCCAGATGGCCGGATATGGGCCAACGCGCTCGCGCAGGCGGTCGAAGCCGGTGCTGTCATGCCGATCGTGCAGGACATCGATACGGGCACACCCGGCACGCCCGTCGTTTCGGCGAATGTGGTGAGCGGGTCGATCCTGCCGCTGTCGGGAATGACACCGGGCTATCAGCTGCGCGCGGGGCAATTCGTTTCGATCATTCATGGGGGCCGTCGCTATGTCTATGCGATCAGGGAAGCCGTGACGGTTGGCGCGGGTGGCACGGTCAGCGCGTCGATATTCCCGCTGCTGCGCACCGCACTGTCCACCGGCGACGTCGTGGAAATCGCCACGCCCATGATCGAAGGCTGGATCGATAGCGCCTTCGGGTGGGATGTGCTGCAAACGCCGATGATCCAGATTCCGGACTTCACCATAGTCGAAGCCGCGTAGCGCGTTAGCTCGCGCTACCGTTTGTCACGCTGGGCTGCCGATCAGTGGCCCTTTCTCATTTCGGGGGCACCCGTGGATCCTACTCTTAAAAGTGCGTTGGCTCAGCCCAGCGTGCTGCTCTTTGGCGCGCTCAGGATTGCGCTGCCGACATACACCATCCGGCTGCTGGATGGGTCGGGCACGCTCCAGATCGGCGGCGAGACCTATACCGGCTGCGACGAAGTATTCGGGACGATCGCCGAACTCTCCGAGCTCAGTGAAGAGATCGGCGACCAGGCTCCGGAAATCACGATCAAGCTGTTTCCGCCGAATGTGAGCGCGGCCGCGACGCTCGCCAGTCCGGACATGCAGGGATGCTCGGTGCAGCTGCTCGTCGGCGCGGTGAACATGACCACGGGCGCGGTCATCGGCACGCCGGAAGTCGTGTTCCTGGGCGAGATCGACGTTCCAACGGTCGAGATCGATGCCCAAGGCGAGCGAAGCGTGAGCTTTACGGTAGTCAGCGTGTTCGAGCGGCTGTTCGAGGTCGAGGAAGGGCAGCGCGCGCAGAACGCCTGGCATCAGTCGATCTGGCCGGGCGAGCTCGGCCTTGAGCATATGACGGGCACCGACGTGAACCTCTATTGGGGCGCAAAGCCGCCGCAGGGCAATAATAACAAGAGCGGCTTAGCCGGGGTGTTTCAGCGTGCCGCGGCTGTGAGGGCTGCGCTGTGACCCCGCTTGAACGCCGGCACGCCGCGATCGAGGCGACCATGGCGCGCTATCGCGATCGCCCCTTCGAGTGGGGAAAGGTCGATTGCGCGAAGGTCGCCGCGTTCCACCTGAAGCGCCTGGGCCATAAGATCCTGATCAGCAAGGCGGGCAGCTACAGTTCCCCCCTTGGCGCGTCCCGCGCGCTGCGGCGGCTCGGCTATGCGACACTGGCCGAAATGGCTGACGGGATCGGCCTTACGCCTATTCCTTATGCCCGCATGCTGCTGGGCGACATCGCCGAACTGGAGGCTGAAGCGCCATTGGGCGCGATCGGCATCTACGCAGGCAACGGCAATCTGTTCTGTTTCCATGAGGATCATCCCGGTCTGGTGACGTTCGCGCCCGACAGGATCCTGCGCGCCTGGAGTGTCCTGTAATGAAGGTGCTGCGCACTGCGGGAATGGTGGTGGCGGCTGTCGCGCTGGTTGCCACCGGCGTGGGCATCGCTGCCGGCGGCGCAGCTGCTGCTGCTGCGGGATCCGCGACGGCGGCGACGGCGCTGTCGATCGGCACCTATGCGAGCCTTGGCGCAGGCATCCTGTCCATGGCCACCGCGTTCATGGCCCCGAAAATGGGCGTTGAAGGTTCGGCGACAACCTTCGCGACGAATCCGCAGAGCGGGCTGCCCTATGCGATCGGCCGCACCCGCATGTCAGGGCTGCGCGTCTATGCCCGCACCTATGACGGGTTCAAGCAACAGTCGAAGCACGACATTCTCGCATTCGTGGCGATGCTGTCCATTGCGGGACCGATCCACAGCATTGAGCAGTTTACCGCCGATAATGAGGTGGTGACGTTCGCCTCCAACGGCGATGCCAATGGCCGCTTCTACCGCTACATGGCGCAGGATCTGTCGCTGGGAAACTCGCCCAGCACGGCACTTGCCATGCAGTTCGGCGGCAAGCCCTATCCGGACTGGACTACCAATCACAAGCTGAGCGGTATCGCCCATGCGCAGTGGGCGCTCCGCTTTGACACGGATGGCGACCTCTATGGCGCGGGCGCGCCCGAGCCCGCATGGATCGGCAAGTGGGTGAAGGTCTATGACCCGCGCAAGGATAGCACCTATCCCGGCGGGTCCGGTTCGCACCGCGCCCTCAATGAGGCGACCTATGAATGGTCGGACAATCCCGGCCTGCACGCGCTCACTTGGGCGCTCGGCCGCTGGCAAAACGGCAAGCGGGTGTGCGGCATCGGTGCGCCGGTCTCGACCCTTCGCGTCGCGGATTTCGTCGAGTGCGCCAATGTCTGCGATGCCAATGACTGGCGCGTCGGTGGGGTCGAGTGGACGACAGATAGCAAATGGGACACGCTGAAGCGGATCCTCCAGGCTGGCGGCGCTGTTCCGACCCAGACGGGTGCCATGATCGGGTGTCTCACCTCGACGCCCCGAACGGCGATCGCGACGATCGAGAGCCGCCATCTGCTGGACGGGCTGTCGATCTCCGCGACCAAGAGCCGTCGCGATCGCTTCAACAGCGTCATTCCTCGCTATGTAGATGAGAATAGCGATTGGGCGGTCATATCGGGAACCGCGATCACGGTCGGCGACTATGTGACGGCCGATGGCGGGCAGCGCACGAAGGAAGTGGATTTCCCGCTGGTCCAGGTGTTTGCTGGCGAGACGGCCAACCAACCCGGGCAACTGGCGGCCTATGCGGTCGTCAACAGCCGCGAGGCCGGGCCGTTCACCTGGACGACAGGGCCGGAGTGGATTGGGTTGAAGACGGGCGATGTGGTCTATCTCAATGTGCCGGAAGAGGGGCTGGTCAATCAGCCGGTGCTCATCACGCGGCGCGCGCCGGATCCTGCGACCGGCAAGGTGTCGTTCGCGGGCGAGACGGAAACCTATTCGAAACACGCCTATGCGCTCGGGCAAAGCACGACTCCGCCCGCTCCGTTCCGTCTGGTAGCGCCCGACCTCAAGCCTGCGGCACCGCTCGAAGCGAATTGGGGCGTGTCAGGGGTTGTCTCGGGCGAGGGCTTTCCCGCCCTGCTGGTCGAGGGCGCGAGCGAAATGCCCTCGGCCGACGCCATCGTGATAGACTACCGCAAGTCGGTAGACGAGGCGTGGACCAGTTCCGCCATCCTCTCGGCCGTCGAGCCGGTCAGCCATGTCATTGCGCCGCTGGAAAGCGAGACGGCCTATGATGTCCGGATCGCCTATCGTGTAGGCACCGCGCTCGGCAACATGACGATGTTCGTCAATGTCGTGACAGGGCTCGGCAAGATCACGATCATCGAAGGGCAGCTGAGCGATATCGATGCCCAGATGACCCAGCTGGAGGCGGATGCTGCGGCCGCCCAGACCGCCATCAGCGCGGCCCAGGCCGACATCGATGCCGCCGTGGCCGATATCGCGGCTCAGGGATCCGCGATATCCACCATCGAAGATGCCGTCGCCGCGCAGGAAACGGCGGTGGCGCTGATCGGGAATGAACTCACAGTCCAAGGCAGCGCTCTGGTGACGGTGGAGGACAAGATCGGGGTGCTATCCACGGCGGATGACTCGGCCGCCGGCGCGCTGCTGGCGGCGACGATCAAGACGAGCCAGCAACTGGCGAGCTTCAGCAGCGAGCGCACCATCAGGGCAAATGCCGAGGAAGTGATCGCGCGATCGGTCGATGCGATCGGCGTCCGCATGGGCGCTGCGGAGGCTGGCATAAGCACTGAACAGACGGCGCGGGCCACCGCCGACACGGCGCTGTCGAACCAGATCAACAGCTTATCCGCCACCGTTGACGGCAATTCGGCGGCAATCACTGCTGAAGCCTCCGCGCGGGCCACCGCCGACACGGCGCTTTCGAACCAGGTCAGTTCCGTCACAGCGACGGTGAACGGCCACACGACCACCATCACCAGCCAATCCAGCGCGATCGCCTCGGCACAGGGCAACATCACAACCCTGTTTGGTCGAGCCGCACTGACGGTCGATGTGAACGGCCGCATTACGGGCTATGAGATCGACAATAACGGCACCGTTGGCAATTTCACGATCCGGTCTGATCGGTTCCGCGTGCTGCCGCCCTCTGGCACCACCGACGGGTTTTACATCGACATCGACGGCAGCAACCGGACGACACAATATATCCGCAGCGGATCGGTACGCGTCGTCGAGCTGGGCTGGCTCACCTGATGCCCTGGGGCCTCCGGATCCGTGATGAGGCGGGCAACCTCCTCATCGAGGAAGGCGCGCGCTACGGGCGCGTCGCTGGCTTCTTCGACATCACAGCGGCGAACTCGACGGTGTCTGGCAATGTGTGGACCGGGTCATTCAACGACGCGATCTTTCTCACGGGCACGCCTTGGTCGGCGATCAACTATATCTATTCCTCGATCCCCCGGATTCCGGTGCTCAGCGTGGGCATCTCGGTTTCCGGCCAGACGCTCAGCTGGTCGGTAGACCGCAATGTGTCGCCTGCTTCCAACGTCACTACCGTCCGCCTTCTCTACGGGGTTTATTGATGCCGCACGGGCTTAGAATTGTTGGATCATCCGGCGCGGTGCAGATCGACCAGTTCTACCGGAACCTGATGCTGCGGGGCGTGCCCACGGCCACCACTTCGTCGCCGGATAAGAGCAACTATCAGACGTTCACCGAATATCTGAAGAATGGCTACAGCTTCATGGGTGCGCCTGCGCAGAACCCGGTCACGACGCCACTCGTGTTCTTTCCTGCCGATACCTACACCGGGCTGAGCGACGGCGGCCAGATCGTGACGAACAAGGCGCGGGGCAGCAGTTCGAAGCTTGCCGTGTTCGATGTGCCTCTCGCGCTGCCGACGCCGCTCAATAAATGGGGCCTGGTGGTGCGAACCGCCGCCGGCGAAGTGTGCTATTATTCCGGCTACAACTATTTGCGCGTGCATACGGTACTGACCGGCAGCAATTATCTGACCACACCGGTTAACCTGTCGCTGGCAACAAACAGGAAGTGGGGCTTCTGCTTTTTCAAATGGGCAGGCCGCACGCGCATGGACGACGATCGAGCCTATGATGGCATCGGTTCGAACCTGCGCTTCTATCGCATCCGGCGCGAGATCATGGCCATCAAGTTGGCGGCTGGTGCGCTCACGTCCATCGACATGTCGTACATGGATGACAGTGACTATGCCTTCCCGGACATGGCCTGGGATCATATGGATTCTGCGGATCGCTCTTACGCGATCATCGTCGCCGATATGACCCACGTTCCGGAGTGGTGAGGCGAACGCCCGCCATCCTGACCACCTGATTTCTGCCGACCATCATCCGCGCTTCGCCGCGCGCCCATCCACGCGCCCGTAAGGAGAATGACATTGCCCTGGTACAACACGGGAACGGTTACCGTCACCAACAACAGCGCCACAGTTACCGGCGCAGGCACGGCCTGGGTCGATAATGTCGATGCTGGACAGGCTTTCGTCGGACCAAACGGCATCCCTTATGAGATCCTGTCGGTCAATTCGGCAACGTCGATCACGCTGCGGACCAACTATGTCGGCACGACGGCAAGCGGGCAGGCATATCGAATCATGCCGGTGCAGGGCTATCTGCGGGATCTCGCGACCCAAGCAGCGGAACTGGTCTTGTCCTTCGCAACTGTGCGAGACGGAATCGGCGCGGGAAAAATGGTTGACGGCACGGTGGCCGTGCCGGGGTTACGTTTTGCTAGTGATGAAGATACAGGCATTTTCCGCCCGTCCGCAAATGTTCTCGCGCTTGCGACCGGTGGAGTTGAGGCGTTGCGCGTCGCCGCCAACGGTGCTGTGCAATTGGGAACAGGAGTTTCAACCCAAGCGCGACTAAACATCGCGGCAGGCGGCAGCGGTTCTTATGCTATACAAATCTCTTCGGCTGATGGTAACGGCGGCGGGCTGATATATACGACCGAAGAAAGCGGCACAGCTAACGGCCTAATTTTGGACGCTAACCGGGGCAGCGGCAAAATAGTCTTTAAAACCGGCGGGACCGAAAGTGTGCGGGTCACCGCTGGCGGTTCCGTAGGTATCGGAACGTCTGCACCGAGAGGAAGTCTAGAACTCGCGGGCGCTGCGCCCGGAATGTATCTTACTGAAACCGATCAAGCGACCGACGCGAAAACTTGGCGAGTTATTGCCAGTGGCGGTTCTTTTTCAATTCAGACTACTAATGATGCCGTAAGCACAGCGGGTGCTGCTTGGACGGTTTCCAGAAACGGCGTTTTTGTTTCGGAACATTCTTGGTCAGTCAATGGCGCGGCAAGGTTAGTGTTGACCGAAAACATACTCTCTCCGAACGTCGATAGTGGAGTGTTCTTAGGTAGCGCCAGTAAGCGTTGGAGCGTTATCTATTCATCGACCGGTACCATCAACACTTCCGATGGACGCGCAAAGCAAGGCATCGGGCCGATTCCCGACGAATGGTTGAATGCTTGGGGCGACGTAGATTGGGTTCGCTACAAGTTCATAGATTCCGTGCAGGCGAAAGGCGATGATGCCCGGTGGCACTTGGGCCTTGTGGCACAAGCCGTGCGAGATGCCTTCCTGGCACATGATCTCGACGCGCAGACGATCGGCCTCCTTTGTTATGATCAGTGGGACGAAGAGCGAGAGCCAATTCTCGAGGAGCAGCAGGTCGGGACTGAAACGATCGTCATCGGCCGGGAAGATACCGGCATCCTCGATGCTCAGGGGCAACCGATCTTCCGAGACATTACCGAAGATCGCCCGGTCATGGTCATGGTCGACACCGGCGAAACCCGCGTCACGCTTGAGGCCGGCGACCGTTGGGGCCTGCGCTATGATGAGTGTCAAGCCATGGAGGCGGCATGGCAGCGGCGCGAGCTCGCGCATAAAGATGCATTGGTCGCGGCCCTCACCGCTCGCCTCGAAGCGCTGGAAGCAGCATGATCTTTCTTCAGCACATCATCATGGCGCTGGCGGCGCAGTCCGCGGTCGGCGCGCTCACAGGCAACTGGTGGGCAGGCGCGGCGCTCGGCTCCGCCTATTTCATCGGCCGGGAAGTCGCCCAGGCTGAATATCGTTGGATTGAACGGTTCGGGGGTGGGCTGCGGGCCAACATGCCCTGGTGGGGCCGGTTCGATCCTCGCGTCTGGCCTAAGCTGGACCAGTGGCTCGACTGGATCGGGCCGGTTGTCGCGACCGTCATCGCGGCGCTCATAGCAGCGGGGTAATCCAGGAACATGGCAGTGGAAACGGGGGCGTCGGCCGGTGAGGTTGGCGGGATGGTGGCTGGGGCGATCGCCATATTGGCGGCGCTGGGCAAGGCGGCTGCCTGGGCGCTGAACTGGAAGGACGCGCGGGCACGGACGCGGGCGGCCAAGCTGCAGGCGTGGCATGAGGAACTGCGGGCCCGGGAAGAGCAGCAGGACAAGCGCGATCGCGACTATCAGCAGCGGATCGAAACGCAGCTGCGCAGGCTGGCGGTGGAAAATCGCGTGCTTCGGCGGGCGTTCGAATTGGTGGCCGAGCCGCTGCGGCGGCTGGAGCCTGATAACCCGAACCTAGCTCGGGCGCAGTTGATGCTGGATCGTGCATTCCCGCTTGATCCAGCCCTGCCGGAGGATCTCGCCACATTGACGGCCATGATCGATCGCCCGGCTCCGGAGCCCGAGCGGGTCTGACGCCGGCACAAATCTGAACTTTCGCGGGCGCTTTAAGCGCCCTTTTTCATGGGGGAATGAGATGAACTCGACCGACCCTGCGTGGCTGCTAGCCGCGCGGCAACTGCTCGGCACGCGTGAAGCGGCCGGGGCTGCGAACAATGGCACCATCCTTAGCTGGGCCAAGCTGCTCGGCATCAAGGTGCTGGGCATCCTCTACAATGCCGACAGCGTGCCCTGGTGCGGGCTTTTCGTGGCGCATTGCCTGCGCGTCGCCGGCGTGAACCTGACGGCCATGAAGGTGGGTGTGCGGGCGAAGGCGTGGGCGACTTGGGGCAGCGCGATCGCCGCCGATCGTCTCGCGCCCGGGGCAATCCTCGTCTTCGATCGAGCGGGGGGCGGGCATGTCGCCTTCTATGTGGGCGAGGATCCAACGCACTATCATGTGCTGGGCGGCAACCAGGGCGATCGGGTCAGCATCATGCGGCTGGAAAAGAGCCGATGCGTCGCGCGGCGCTGGCCTGCGCTGGTGCCCGTCATCGGCGGGCCGGTGAAGCTGACGGCTGCCGGAGTGCCCGTGTCGAGGAATGAGGCGTGAGCGCGCTGCGATGGCTGCGATCGCGCCTGCAGGAGCGATCGACCTTCGTCGGCATCGGGACGGCGATCGGCGCTGCCTCGATCCTGCCCAGCCCGTGGAGTTGGCTCAGCCTGGTCGCCGGGACGATCGCGGCGCTGATCCCCGACAAAAATTATGGGGGTGAGTGATGGGGGCGATCTTCTCGCGGATCTGGCCGCATCTGCTCGCTGTCGCGGCGATCGTGGGCATCATCTGGTATCTCGACCATCGCGGCTATGAGCGGGCGCAGGCGGATGAGCGCCTCGCCCGTGCCGAGGCGGCCGCGACCTTCAACATCCTGCTGCGCCGGAGCGAAGGCCGCTTGGCGGCCGTCGTCTCCTCAAACGACCGAACCCTGGCCGACAAGATCGCGGCCGTGCGGACCTATCACCGCACCATCATCCAGCCTGCCCTTGAAAAGGAGATCGCGCATGATCCGCTTCTCGCCCGTCCTGATGCTCGCCTGTCTGACGGCTTGCTCCGCGAACTCAACGCCGCCCGCGCCGGCAGCGCCTGTTCCCGCCGAACTGACGGCGGAATTGAGTGCGCCTTGCCCGCTGCTGTCTCAGATCTGGGATCCGCTAGTGGCGACGCTGGTGCGGGTGAGCCAGGTGGACGCCCGCCTCTATGAGGAATGCCGCCTGCATCATGCCGGCGTCGTTAATGCCTATGTGGAAAGCAGGGCCGAGATCATCCGGCACAATGGGGGGCGATCGCCTCCCGCATCCGCGCGCGCCGACATCATCGATCCTCCCTGA